GTTCAACACAAAGGATGGGGCCAGCTCTCCAGGATATCCTTACATTAACTTTGCTTCGTCATATAAGGCGATTCGCGAAGATACCACGGTTTATGACGGAGTCACTTTGACCGAAATGGTCGTTTATGACTCCGTTCTCACCATCCTAGCGCTAATTGAAGCAGGTCCAGACCTTTCTGCTTTGGAATATTTGCAGTTCGGTGCTGCTTGCCTCAACACGCCCCACGTCAAGGGCGAGCCAAACAAAATGAAGAAGCTCCTAGCGCCGCGCATCGTGATAGCGCAAAGCGCCAACTGCCAGATAGCAACAACGGTGCTGTTTGATTTAATGCACCCCGGAATAGGCCACTCCCTTTACTGCGAAGGTTATGGCGTCACTTCCGACAAGCTGCTAGCGGTTAGGAACTATCTCATTAGGTCTCAAGACGCTTACTTCCCCCGTGAATCGCCAAAGCTCCTCAAGAGCGACGTCAGCGGATGGGAAACTTCGTTGTCTGCATCATCTATCAGCTGGGTCATGTTTGCCTATTCGTTGGTTTCCACGAGTAAGTACAACACGACAAGTTTGTTTGCTCTGATTGGCACCCTCATAACAGAGGCTGCCTTCTTGCTAGATGGAGGCCTTGTCGTTGTCAAAAATGAGCGTGGCGGACAGATTTCCGGTCACTACCTCACCACAAAGACGAATTCTCCTGCACGGGGCATGTTTGCCATCAACGCTGGCAACATTCCTGTCTGCATGGGAGACGACACATTAGAGTTAAGTATGTCCGACATTGAAGATCTCGTGTCTTCGTACCTCTCTACTGGACTAACAGTCCGCGACGCCGAAGTACACAGCGTTGACGAGTTTGAGTTCTGCTCCTCGCTCATCACTTACGCTCAAGGCATCATCCATCATGCTCACGCGAATTTTGGGAAATCTATTTACAGGCTCCTCACTAAGGGCTGGTCTTTAGCACAGGCCACTCACTTGCTGACTCCTGGGTTTTCGGACTCCGACTCAGCTGCTGAGTTCGTGGCGCAAATGGAAGTTCTCAACAACGCGCTGGCGGCCGAAGGGTTCGAGTCTCTCGCAGACTTCGACTCGGCCGTCTGGAAGCGTCTATACGACGCTGACGCGTTTGTCCTCGAGGACCACCCTTCCTTTCATTAGTTTGGCACGGGCTGTCGCTGTTCGTGCCTGTGGAAATCCCAGCAGCGATGAAGAATAC